AAACAGTTTTTAGTGTTGGTGAGACTATCGGTATACTTTTTAACGTATCAATTAATGGTTTGATACAAGAGAGGGATGTTGATTTTTACCACGTCGCATTAACCTCAAAAATTACATTTACTGAACCACCCGTGGAAGGTCGTATCATCACAATAACTTACTATAAAGGTAGATCAAGTGTCTTCACTGATTCTGAAGGTAATGTTAGACAAGTTTCTACAGAATACTTTGATTATGACGGTGAATCTTTGTCGATTAATACCCTAAACTACATTGATAGTGTTGTTAGTTTAAATGTCAATGGTTTGATACAACAAGAAGGGATTGACTTTGAAATTGCCGGTGGAACAGAAATACTTTTAAATGGAGCACCTAGAGTCGGTGCAAGAATCGGTGTTACCTACCTATATTAATTATTCATCATAAAGACTACTTTTTCTTTCAGTACAGTTCTGATCGATCCATTTTTCAAGTACTCTATATAACTTAAAACCATTCTTATCACAGTAAGTTTTTAACTTATTGTGGTGTTCTACACTTATTTTAACGTTTTTGACTTTGTTGTTATCCATAAAGATAAATATGGATAAAAAAGGATCTTTAAATATACCAAAATAAAAAAGTGGTGAAATCTTTACTAAAAACAAAGATATTTATAGTAAACAATAAAAAAATTAACTAAAGTAATCGATGGCAAATTCAAACAGAGTATTCGTTTCTCCCGGTGTATATACATCAGAGAAGGATCTAACGTTCGTAGCACAAAGTGTTGGTGTAACCACATTGGGATTAGTAGGGGAAACTTTACAGGGACCCGCTTTTGAACCAATACTAATAAGAAATTTTGACGAATTTAAAACATATTTCGGTCCAACGTCACCCGTAAAATTTTCGGATGGTAACCCAAAATACGAATTGGGGTATGTAGCAAAATCATATTTACAAGAATCAAATCAATTATTCGTAACAAGAGTATTAGGTTTAACAGGATATAAAGCAGGTAGAAGTTTCGGGGTAAAAGTTTTAGGAGGTGTCGAGGTAGACACAACCACACTCGTTAACACCTTAACAGACACATTGACTGATGGTGCATCAATCTCAAACAGTATCTTTTTAACCGACTTAAACTCAAAATATGCTACGGATGGTAGTACTATTCCTGATTTTATCGCTGATTTAGCAGTAACTGATGGTACTTGGTTTACTATTGGTTTTGTTGAGTCTTCAGAAACAATCAGTTTAGTGGTTTCTAAAGAGGTAGACGGACCTATTGGGTCAGAATCAAATAACAACTGGTACAACTCATTTACTAAAGTAGATGGGTCAGGTAACGTTATAGGTGTTTATTCATACCTTTTCGTTTATGATTCAACCGCTGGTGGTTGGGTAATTAAACAATATGAGTTTGATGCATCAATAAATGAGTATCATGGTAAAGTTGCATTCACTTTAAGATCAAGAGGATCTTATTCGGGTGAAGTTCTTAATTACGAAATATCAGATATTAATGATATATCATTTAATGGTTTAACCGCATGGAATAATCCTTTAGCGGACTTCCAAATAACAGTCACAGGTTCAACTAGTGGTGTTAAAACTTTTACATGTAATTTAGACCAAAGTTCAACAAAATACATCACTAAGGTACTTGGTACTTCAGTTTTTGATAAATCTAAATCTGAATTCCCTATTTATGTTGGTGAAACATACCCAAAAACAATTAAATACTTACATGAAAAAGGATTGATTAGAGGTATCGACTTCGGAGACATCCAAGACCATAATATGGCAGATCATTACCAAAGTCAGTGGGAAACACCCGCATCTCCAATGGTAGTATCAGAAGTAAGAGGTGGTAGTGTAAGTGAATTATTTAACTTCATCAGTATATCTGATGGTGGAGCTGCGAACACACAAATCAAAATTATGTTCCAAAACATTGATATTGAGACAGGTGAATTCGACGTTTTAATTAGAGATTTTAACGACACTGATGAGAATATGTCAGTAATTGAGAAATTTAGTAGATGTTCTATGAATCCTGATATGCCAGGATACATTGCTAAAAAGATTGGTACTGCCGATGGTGAGTATGAATTACGTTCTAAATATGTGATGTTGAATATGGCAGAGGAAGCTCCGGCAGATGCATTCCCCGCAGGTTTCAAAGGTTACGTTACTCACGATTTTTCAGGAGTTAACTTAGGTACAATTATGTACAAAACCGAATACCTTAGTGCAGGCGATGTTACAGGTTACACAACTAACGGTGTCGCTAAAACCACAAACGGGGATAAAGTAAGAAAAGTTTCTTTAGGTGTGTCCGACCAAGTTGGATACGATTCAGATCTCTTCCAATTTAAAGGTATTACAACAGGTGGTTTAGGTGTAACTCACGGTTTCCACTTATCAACTAACGCATCATCTATCCTTGATACTAATGGTTTATATGTTTATCAAACAACACCATACGACCTTGAGGGAACAAATAAAGGTTTGTTGGCAAACAAAACATATAGAAAATTCACAATGTGTGTGGCAGGTGGATTTGATGGTTGGGATATCTATAGAGGTACAAGAACTAATGGTGATTCGTACATCTTTGGAAAAACTACTTACGTAAGTGGTACAACCGCAGGAGTATTTAGTTCAACTGTCGGAAATTCAGATTACTACGCATACTTACAGGGTATTGAAACTTTCTCAAATCCTGAATCAGTTGATATTAATATTTTCGCAACTCCTGGTATTGATTTCTACAATCACAGTTCATTGGTAAATCAAGCAATTGATATGATTGAAGGTGATAGAGCGGATTCACTTTACATTGTAAACGCACCTAACACAGACAACGTTGATGAAATTGTTGACCAATTGGATGAAGTTCAGTTAGACACTAACTACACAGCAACATATTGGCCGTGGATTCAAGTTAGAGATGGAGATAATGCAACACAATTGTACATCCCACCAACAGGTGAAGTTGTTAAAAATATCGCATTGACCGACAATGTTGCATATCCTTGGTTCGCAGTTGCAGGTTACCAAAGAGGTTTGGTAAACGCTATTAAGGCGAAACGTAAACTTACTTTGGATAACAGAGACGAATTGTATAAAGCAAGAATTAACCCAATTGCAACATTCTCAGATACCGGAACTATTATTTGGGGTAATAAAACCTTACAGGTTAGAGAATCCGCACTTGATAGGATCAATGTTAGAAGATTGTTGTTAAGAGCAAGAAAATTAATTTCGGCAGTTGCAATTAGATTGTTATTTGAACAAAATGACGAGCAAGTAAGAAATGAATTCTTAAGATTGGTAAATCCAATTTTGGAAGCAATTAAGAAAGAAAGAGGATTATATGAATTCAGAGTAACAGTATCCAATGATCCGGAGGATATTGACGCTAATACTTTAAGAGGTAAAATTTACATCAAACCAACTAGAGCACTTGAATTCATTGATGTTGAATTCTTAATAACTCCAACAGGAGCATCATTTGAGAATATCTAAAAATGAAATAAAAAGGAAAAGGGGGTCGGTTTCGACCCCCCACTTTCCAAAGTAAAAATTGAGATGACCCCCAGTATAATACTGGTTATTTTATACTAGAATATTTAATTATTATTAATTTCATATATTATTTATTACTAGTATTTACTGGGTAAATAAAATTTACGGAAAAAAAATGACAAAGTCAAGTCATCCAAATAACAAAACAAAAAAATATTTCGAGAAAAGAGATATTTATAATAAAGAATAACAAAGTTAACAAAAATATAGACATGGCAGATTTATTAATGAAAATGCCGGTTCCTTACGAACCGAAAAGAGTAAACCGATTCATCGTTAGATTCCCTTCATCATTGGGTATCAACGAATGGTATGTTACTTCAGCAGCTAGACCGAGTGCTAAAATTAATTCGGTAGAAATTCCGTTCCTAAATACTTCAACGTATGTTGCGGGTAGATTCACGTGGAATGAATTGAGAGTAAAATTCAAAGACCCAATTGGACCTTCAGCGTCACAAGCGTTAATGGAATGGTTTAGATTACACGCAGAATCCGTTACAGGTAGAATGGGATACGCTGCGGGTTATAAAAAAGATATTGAGTTAGAAATGTTAGACCCAACCGGTGTTGTGGTTGAAAAATGGATTCTTCAAGGTACATTTATTACTGATTTGAACTTTAATGAGTTGGATTACAGTAATGATGCGATTGCAACAATCGACTGTTCATTGAGAATGGATAGATGTATTCAAGTATACTAATAAAAAAATCTGTCAAGTATTTATAAGGGACCTTTGGGTCCCTTTTTTTATTTAAATTACTTTACTTTTTAAAAAAAATAGGATAAATTAATGAATATGGAAAATAATTACACAATAGATCCAACAATTTCATATGATGTTGTTGAGTTGCCGAGTAGGGGAATACTTTATACTCCAAAAGTCACAGCGGTTAAAGTTGCGTATTTAACTGCCTCGGATGAAAATATTTTAACATCCCCAAACTTAGTCGCGAGTGGTACGGTAATAGACGAACTATTAAAAAGAAAAATTTTAACAAGAGAAATTGCGGTTTCAGATCTCACTACCGAAGATCGACAGGCAATTTTAATTTTCCTAAGAAATACGGCATTCGGATCTGAATTGAAAATGTCAATTAGAGATCCAAAAACAGACGAGCGTTTTGAACATGTAGTTGACTTATCAGAATTAACATACAAAGATTTTACTTTAGAAGAAGACTCAAACGGACATTATCCATATTTTATGGAGAAATCAAAAAAACACATAACTTTTAAGTTTTTAACACAAAAAGACGAGGAAGAACTTGATTTAATTTCTAAAAATTGGAATGGTGTTGGTAGTCCCCCAATCGTAACTAAAAGATTGGAAAAGTTAATTAAAACGGTTGAAGGGAATCCTGATCCGATGAATATTAGAAATTTTATTGAAACACTACCTATTGTAGACTCACAAGAATTCAGAAAATATATCAATAAAGTAAAACCCGGTGTCGATTTGACACAACACGTAATCGCCCCGTCAGGAGAAAAAGTCACATTCAATATTGACTTCGGGGTGGAGTTTTTTCGGCCTTTCTACGGAATATAAGGGCCTGCAATTAACTGAAATTCTTTTTTTGGTTAGGAAAGGTTTCTCTCATAAGGAAATACTTGAAATGCCGACATACTTAAGAAGATATTATATCGAGAAAATTATTGAGTTAGAAAAACCCTCGAATTAATATTTATATAGTATGAATGAAGAAGAAAAAAGAATATTACGGGAACTAGCTGCGGAATCAAATAATGACGAGTATAAACGTAGAGCCGAAGAGGCACTGAAAAAATCAAGTTCAGAGTCTAAAAAGGTCAATACTCCTAAAACAACTGATTACACATCTTCATTACGATCATTGGTTGAAGCCAGTGCCAAACAGGACTATGCTCCTGACGCAGATTATGGGTTACTTAATATGTTAGAGACATATAACAAAGTAAAACAAAGTGCTAAACCCGACACATCTCCCTTAACCAATCTTGTTAATACGGGATTTGAATTAGCTAAGAATTCAATGGAGGATTACTACAAAGAACAATCGTATTTGTTATCGGTAGTAAACGAAGAAATGGGGATTTCGGGTGAACTCTCCGAAGATTTCAGAGAACAAGTAAGTGCGGCACAACCGGCACTACTTCAAATGGGAGTTTCATTCAAAGATTTAACAGAATCTTCGAAAAGATTGGTTGATGACACAGGAAGATTTGCATTAGTTGGGACGGATATGTTGGTCAGGGCAGGTGAGATTTCACAGGCTTATGGTATGAATATGTCCGACATTATTGGTGCGTATGCGGATTTTGAAAAAGTAGGGATCGGTGCGGCGGATGCTCAAGAAGCGATCGCGGATGCGGGTAAAAGATCTTTAGAAGTCGGAATTCAATCAAGAAATACTATTAAAGGAATTACCGAGAATATTGGTAAATTAAATGAATACGGATTCCAAAACGGAGTTGAGGGGTTAGAGAAAATGGTTCGTAGAGCGTCGGAAGTAAGGATGAGTCTACAAACTGTTTTTAATGTTGCAGATAAAGTTTTTGATCCTGAGGGAGCATTAGACTTGGCGGCTAACCTACAAGTGTTGGGCGGTGCATTTGGTGAATTTAATGATCCACTTAGATTAATGTACATGGCAACCAATGAAGTTGAAGGATTACAAGGTGCAATCGAAGGGGTCGCACAAAATTTGGCAACCTACAATGTTGAAACAGGAGGTTTTGAAGTTACAGGTGCGAATCTAAGAATGGCGAGAGACATTGCTAAACAATTTGGTATTGAGGTCGGTGAGGTTAATAGAATTGCCGTTGCCACTCAGGAAAGAATGGCAGCCGCAACTTCCTTAGCGGGGTTAGATATTGATGAAAAACAAGTTGAGTTTTTAACCAACATTGCAAGAATGAAAG